CTTCGGCGTACTCGCCGGAGTTTTCCAGTTCGTCGGTGCGGTAGACGGTGGCATTGCCGTAGTTGTGCTTCCATCTGAAGAACGCCGCATTTACCTGCTCCCTGTCATCGGATGAGAGCACGTCGGAGCGTGCATACCATCCACCTTCGGAAGGATTGTACTCCAGCGGGACCTTGATCGTTTTCCCGCCGTTCGGACGCTCCCACAAGCCCACCTGCCCCTTCATGAACTGCTCCACGAAGTAGCTGGTCTTGAAGTAGATGTCCGTTGCCTTGCCGTCATCCAGGAGAAAGTAATCCCTGGTGATGGCTTCAAGTTCCGTAAAGGTCAGAGCCATGGTTTTGCTCCCTTCAAAAGAAAAGGCCGGATAGGATCATCTCCGGTCCGGCCTTGCGTTTTCAGTTCATCCCCGGTATCTACCCGGAACCCGCCGCGCGTCGCATGGCGGCGAGTTTTTCGGCCAATACCGAGGTTCTTCCTCCGAACTTCTTCGAGTCCTTCAGAGCGGGATCGACGGGTTCTTTCGGCGTCACGGCCGGGCCAGCGGTGAGCGTTTGCGCGGCCTGCTTGGCCTTAAGGTTCGCCTTGTGCTTCTCCTCGGCTTCCTTGACGGCCACGGCCTTCTCTTCCCCGGCCTTCCACACGAGGTAGGCGCTGTAATCGTCGTGGAGTCCGAACGGATCCTCTTTTTTGATCTTCTCAAGAGTTCCGTCCTTGACGAGTTCCGTGAACTTCGGGTTCTCGGACAACCATTTTGCCTGTTTGTCCCGGATCGCCCTGCGGCGCTCTTCCTCGATGCGCTGCCGCTCTTTTTCCTGGTACTCCTTGAGGACTGCATTCACGCGCTCTTCGGCAAGGGCCTTGGCCTCTTCACGGGCCTGTTCCCGGAACAGTTTCCCGGACTGCGCCCGGTGCTCGTCAACACTGATGTCCCCGTTGTCGAGCGCCTTATCGAGCCGCTTGAACTCGGACTCGTAGTCCTTTGCGGGAGGCTTTTCCGCCTTGCCTTTTTGCGCGGCTTCATCATGCTTTGCCATCAGTTCCTTGTGGGCCTTCAATTCGGCCTCAAGGGCGATGGCTCTTTCGCGCTCCGCATTGCGTTCACGGAGCATTTCCTGCCACCTGGGATGCTTGTCGAACCGGGTATCGTCCGCGGGAGGCGGATCGGCTTTCGGTTCTTCTTCCCCGGTCCCTTCATCCTCTTTGGCGGGTTTTCCCGCATCCCCTTTCGGTGCGCCCTGATCGGTTTTTAGCGTCTCCTCAGACGGTCCGGCGCCCTTGCTTTCGGGGGATTGAACGTCGCTTGCATCGCCGGATGACGATTCCGGCCCGGAGACGTCCATCTCCGAGGTTAGCGTCTGATATTCCTCTCCCATGGTGTTCCTCTCGATTCATGGTGTTTCGATAAAACGCAAAAACCCCGCCGGACCGTTCCGACGGGGCACCGTGCGTCCCGTGAAAGAAAAGATGCAGATCAGATTATGTAGCCTTGCCTCCGGGTCCCGAATCGCGCATCGAAAGATAGCCCTTCATCCTCGACGGCGACGGGGTTTTCCCAAGGCTGCATTCCATCTTCTGAATCTGGAGCGTGACGGAGCGGTCCGTATTCGTTTTGGAGGCCGACTGAGAGACTGCCGTAATGCTCGCTTCGCAGTTCAGCGTGACTTTCTGCGCGATATCGACCTTGGAAACATCGATGCCGAGCTTTTCCAGCGAATCCTTGTTAAGCGTCAGGAGCAGCCCCCACGGGTACTCATCGACCTGAGCGGAGCCGATGCCGTACTCTTTCTTTTCGTCCTTCATTTCGGGCTTCGTTTTCTTTAAATCGATCATCGCCATAATCGGGGCCCCCTTCTTATCGGATCACGAGCGCCTTGCGCTCCATGTGCCGCTGCATGAGTCTATCGGCTATCTTCTTCGTGTCCTGACGTTCGCGAACGATTGCCCGCTCCCCTTCGCAATACTCTCTCAAGCCTTCACCGGCCTTCCATTTGCGCCAGTTCTCCCTGGTAGGGCTTGCCAGGAATTCACGCACGTGGGCCTTGGTCGATTCCTTATCGACGATTTCCCGGACCGTTTCGATCCACGGAGCATCTTCCCGGTAATGGCCATGCCCGACAGAGAAGATTTTTTTCGCTTCCCTGCCGCAGACGACACATCCTATCGCCTCGGTTTCGGGAGTCGTCAACTCCTCGTACACCCTGCCGCAAACGCACTCGAAATCCCGTAAAATAAGGGGCATGATCGTCTACTCCGTCACTTCCTCGTTATCGGATACGATTCCTCTCTCGCGCACCTTGTTGCGCTCCGATGCGTCCTCGAAATCTTCGGGCTTGCCGGTTTGTGCCATCTGCTCTTTCATGCCGATGCCTTTTTGCCGCGCATCGATTCCGGCAAGCGCCTGGGCGCGTTCGATCCGAAGCCTCTGTTCGTCAAAATCGACGCCCTTCAAGGCGACCCGTTGATTGACGCGCTCCGTGTTGATCTTCTCCATGACCAGGCGACGGTTCGCCTCCTCGGTCCCGACCTTCACTTGGGCAAGTTGCAATTGCATATTCTCCATCGGGTTCGGCTCGGATGACGGCGCAGGCAAGGACAGCACCGGGATTTTGCCCTTCTGCGCCAGTTTGTCGAATTCCTTGGCCTCGATTGCGCTCACCTGGCGGATCGTTTCAAGGATTTCGCTCGGGATGCCCATTACCTGCATCCGCCGCAGCAATTCCGCATACGGTCCCTGCTGCATGCGTTTCACCACTTCGTCCCGGTTGCTCCAGTCGAGTTTCTCGAGCAGGTCCTGCTGATCGATTGCGCCCAACTTGTGCAGTTGGATCGCCTCTTCACGCTGGGACACCTTGGAGCGCGGCAAAGTGGAACCGTTCAGGACCGTCAGTTTCAGCGGGAACCACAGTTCCTCGTTGAGGATCGTTCCAACCTGGTCCTGTCCGTTCTGTTCCCATGAAAACCACCGTTCTTCCGTGTACCAATTTTGCACATGGCTCAGGTACATGCGGCCGCGCTCCCGCAAGAGCTTGCCGTAATTTCTGATCTTGCCGCGCATCATCGTCGCCGCATGCTCGATCAACGTTTCAATCGCTCTGTGCGCGATGACTTCGCGTCCGGGAGTCTGGGCGTTCTCCAATTCAAACGTGCCGGCCACCAGGAAGAACAGTTCCTTGAACAGCGTGATGATCTTCTCTACGTCGTAAGGAACGTTCGGAAAATCCAGGTAGCGTATGCCCTGCGCCACCATGTGCGATGTCGGGTTCAAAATGCCGGGCGCGTTCGTGAACTGTTCGTTCGATACTCCCGAATCCTTCGGGTTTACGACCTTCGGCCGCGCCGATTTGTCCTTCAGAAAAACCAGTTGCGAAATGGACTTGTTGAATTCCTTCTGGAGCTGCTCCAACTGCTCGAAATCGCTCATGCCCCAAAAGTTCGACGTGTCCGTGATGGAATTGGCCGCCGTGAACGGGAACTTATCGTAGAGATAGCATTGCCGCGCAATGTCCGAGTCAAGGTTCGGGTTGATCGAAGGATTCGCCTTGTCCTCGAACACCAATTTCCCGCCGCCGCCCGCGATGATGCACCGGATATCCCCCGGATACTGCCCGGAGTAGTCCTTAACCCAGCATTCGCACACGAGCAGTTGATCGTCCTTTTCGCCCGTCTTTCCCGAAACCCGGTTGAACACGGATTTGATCGTCGTTCCAAGCCGGGACAGGTAGCCGTCAACGGACGTTCCCTGCTGAAGTTCGCGCCGTTCCTTGCCCAAATCGTCCAGGAATTCCGAGTCGGGCTTGATTTGATCGGCCATGTGCGGCCATCGTCGCCGCGCCTCCCGCGCACTCATGGGATAGAAGAAAAAATTCGCCTCGGCATCCTGGTTGTTCTTGGCCGTGACCGGGTACACCCCGAAATAGAAGGGATCCACGACAACGGTTCGCACCTCTCCGATCCCGGCCTCCAGGGTCGCATCGAACATGACCTTCTCAACTGCAATGCCGTAGGTCTCCCCGTTTCGCACCGACTCCTCGAAAACGCCTTGCTGCTCCGTCTCGTGCCACCAATACTCGCATTGCTTTTGCACCTTGAAGACGGATGCGGCCTTGTCCTCGTTGCTCATCGCCAGCACGTTGAAAGACGGGTCGTTATCGGTCAGGGTGTTGACCGTTCTTTGCCGATGCGTGTGCAAAAGATTGGCCGAAACGAGCGGAACCGTCTGCGAATTACGCCTCCACGCCTTGTTGCGCGACAATCGGTAGTATTCGAGCCACCGATCGTGCAGTCCAAGGGCAATCTTGTCCTCAAGGATTTCGCCAAGGCACTCGAAGACCTTCTTCCCGACCTTCGCGTCCCCAACCGGCGGGATCAAACATGAAACGCCTTCGCGCTCGTCTCTGTCCAGCAATTGATCGGGCATTATCTGCTACCTCTTTTCGGACGTCCGCGTTTGGGCTTCGTTCCAGCCGTCTTGAGATCCGATGCCGGAAGCGACTCAACGACGGTTCCACCGCCCGTTCTTGCGGTCCACTCCGCTTCCAGTTCCTCATCCGTGAAGACCGGAACCTCGTAGTGCTGATCGACCCCTGGCAGGCGGTTCGAGCCGACCGTATACGGACCGTCCGCGGTCAGAATGCGACCGGGACCGAGCGTTTTTCCTTCCAGGGCGTCCTGGATTTCCCGCTCCGTCATGACGAACGGCCTTGCCCCGCAATACGGGCACGTCATGTGCAACCATGTCAGATCGTGCACCCAGGTATCCCCAAACCCGGCCCCCTTCGGATCGAACATCCGCGTCGCAAGCGGCAGTGAAAGTCGCTCCGGCCTTGCGGTCGCAATCACTTCTTCACACACTTCGCACTTGACCTTCAAAACAGGCACGATCATTTCCTTTCTTCATCGGGCATCGTGGGTTGCACCGTTCCGTAAAGTGCGCGGTTGAACGGATCGGTCTCCATCAAATTGTCCTCTTCGGGTTTGCCCGGATCGTATGGAACCGAGCGCTCAACGGGGAGACGAGCCGCTCCCCGTCCCATCCGAAACCCGGTCGCAAGAAACAAAAAAGCCACCGCAAGGTGGCTTAGAACCAATATCGCGCCGGGCATTTCAACCCAGATTGGGGTCATTTATCGTCGCTCCTCTTCGCGGGGACTGACTGTGCATCCAGTCCTCGAAATCATCGTCGCATACTCCGTTTTCCAGGTCGTCCAAACGCTTTACGTGCATCGGAACGGCGGGTTTGGGCGCGACGTTTGCAACAGTCGGCATCGCAATCGAGACCTGCAAGGCAATCCCGGCCGCAATCACGCAGTCGTCCATCTTGCCGTCCTCGTGGGCCAGCCGTCCGTTCTCATGGCGTATGAACGTCGCCGACTCCTCCAGCAAACACCTGCACGGGACCGTCTGGAAAATCTCCCGGTAGTGCCTTTTTAACTCATCGGCAAGAATCTGCTTGGCTTCCTCGGTTTCGAGCCAGCCGTATTCCTTGACGAACTCGCCATGGATTTTGCCCGGTCGTTGCCGGTAGAACAGGTTCGGGTACATCTCGCCTTGAAGGTGGATAACGGTCGTGATCCCGGCGCCGTTGCGCTCCGGGCCTATCATCGCGTAATTGTAGTAGACGCCGAGTTTTATCAATTCCTTCGCCCACACGTCGGCAGGGATCCGATTCGAGCGCAACCGCGCAACGAATTCGTTCAAGAACCGGTCGTACACGTAGGCGACCGAATACGTGTTTCCCAATCCTTCCGAAACGTCGGAGCCTATCGCGTACCGGCTTGCCCAATCGCGTTCCGGGCGCCTCCACACTTCGAGGATTCCCGCTGGGTCCGGGTGAAACTTCATTCCGCCGTTCGTTTCATCCAGCGTCAGAACGCCGCGCTCCCCGGGACGGCCTTGCTCGAACCGCGCAATCGTGTTCCCGAAATAACTTCCTCCCAAACTCGACAGTGCTTCCTGCACCGTCGTCGGGTACTGCATCGAAATGTCCTCGTCATCCAACCCCGCGCGTTTTTGCATCTCCAGGAAATCATCGCCTCTTCCCGGTACGCACTTCCAGTCCAGGAACGCCAGCACGAACTCGTTGAGTTTTGCAAGCGCCGAAACGCACAAGTCCCGCGTCCACGACCAGCCGGGCATGGTCTTCGACGGGTTTGAAATGATGATTGCCTGCCCGTGCGCGTGCTCGAGTGTCGGCTTCGCCGAACCCCATATCTGCTTGCAGTACCGATTGAGTGCCGTCTCATCCATCACCAGGAGCGAAATGGTTTTGCTCTGCCCGGCATCCGGCGTTGACGGAACGGACTTGATCGTTGAATTGAGCCCGTCTATCTTGACGTTTCCGCGCTCGTCTTTCGTCTCGTAGCCAAACGACAATTCCGTGTTGTTTCGGACCCGCACCGCCGGTTTCATCCAGACCGGCAACCGGTCGAACATGAATTTCACGCGGTCCAAAAACTCGATGGCCAAGTCTTCTTTGGCCGATATCACGATCACCAGCTCGTGATACCGAAACATCGCCCTCCAGAGCACGTAGGCCGCAACCAGCCACGTCAAGCCCAACTGCCTTGCCTTCAGAACCGCAAGATACGTCGCCCTTAAAATAAGGGACACCACCTGTTTCTGCCCGGGCCACAACTTGAACGGGACCGCCTCCGACGATCCGCCGGGTTTGCGGTCCTGGATAAAGCAGTGCGCGTCAACGAAGTGCTCGAACCCGTAAACGCACCGCTCATATTCAACGGCACGCTCCATCACTTCAGGCGTCGCTTCCACAGGACCCCTTTCCATCGTCCTTTTTCTGCTTCAGAAGCGCGGCAAGCAACGCCTCGGGCTGAAATCCGTCGATCACGTGCTTCGTCTCGGACATAACGGGATTGGCGGCATCCCCCTTCAGGGTCACGCTGTCCTGTCTTGGCGCTTTCGGCACCATGAAATCCGCAACGTCCATGATGCGGTCAAGATTGTCGCATTGCATCGCCCACAACGCCATTTTGCCCGTCACGTTCGCCTCGCAGCAATCCCGCACGGTCCTTGCCGCCCACTTGCGCGTGAACTTCCCTTCCGGTTGCACATCGCCGAAACAAATCGAGAACGCCATGGCCTCGTCGGGAGTCAGGTGCTTTCTGACGATCTCGGCATGGGCCTTTCGGTCCAGCATGCGAGCCATGCGGGATTGAACGGCTTCCCCCGTTTTACAACCGTCCTGTTTTTTCGCGCCGTTTGCCATCGCCGTTTCCCGTCAATGCGTTCCACGCCGCCTCGATTCCGACCGTTTTAACAAGGCGCCTGATTTCCTTATCGTTCCCGCCCGTAATCCGCCTTTTGCGGTCGATTGCCGCAATCAGCCGGTCCTCGTTCAAACGATAATCGCACATCGAAGCGCCTCGTTCATTTCTTGGCCGCCTTGGTTCGCATCTTCTTCAATGTTTGGGCCAACCGCGCCCGCCGTCCGATGGTGCCGGGCTCCTTGGCCTTCTCGGCAACCCATTCGGGATTGATTCCACCGTCCGACGTGTACTGACCGGAGCGCTTCGCCGTCTTCGTCAACGCCCCGGGCTTCTCGATTGCTTTTTGAATCCACTTTTCGGCCATGGCTACTTTCCCCTTCCGCCCTTGCGTCCGCCGCCCTTACCGCCCTTACCGCCGCCTTTGCATCCCATCGTCTCATCCCCTTTTAGCTCCGTCAGTCCGCCGTGTCCTTCAAGGCGAACCGTATCGCATCCGCCTCCCAGGTATCGTGAAACCTCCGGAACACCGCCCGGATCACCTGCCTTACCGTCGTCCCTTCCGGTATCGTCGGCAACGAAAACGATTCCAGTAGCGCGTTAAGTTTTGCCCGTCTCGCCTCCGTGATGGCCTTATCAAGGTCTTCTTCCTGGCTGTCCCGCTGCACCACGCCAATCGGATACACGTTCGCAAGCCCGGCAACAGTGGACAGTTGAACGCCGGTTCCCGACACCATGTAAGCGCCGTAACTCCCGCGATACCCACAGTAGAGATAGCCCTCGACGGGATTCGTCACGAAATCGACGTTCGGTTTCCCGCCGGACCTCTCGATTATTCCGAAGGCGATCAACTCCATGATCCTCCCATGCCGGACCGTTCCGACATGCCGGAGGTTACGGTCTCGCTCCGGCGCTCACCCGGACCTGTCCCCGTTACCGGCAAGAACAGGTCCGAATCATCCCCAACGCATCAGTACTTGGTCAAAAACGAATACTGCCCTTCGGTTCCACGCGCATAGACCATTACGTTATCGAACCCGTTTCCGGTGTCCGACGTGAACAATCCGGCCCGAGTACCGGACGGCAATCCAGCACTCGTGCCGGACCCAATGAACACGTGATTGTAATAGAGCCGATACTCCGTGCCGTCCGTTATCACGCACAGGTTCGCGCCCGCAGAGTACGCCGCCGCCGCATTGACCAGAGTCTCGTCAACACCGGCCACCTTTTTCACCAGGACGGCGTTCGTTCCGTTGTGGTAGGCGTACAGGTGATTCGATGCATCGACGTACCGCGCGACGATTCCGGCATTGCCCGCGCTCCGGGTAACCGCCGCAATCACGTGCGCGTTCGCCGTGCTGAGATTGACCGTCGCAACGCCGATTCCTCCGGACAGCGCCGAACACACGGCCTTGTTCGAGGAGACGGCCCATGTTCCTACCGAATCGGTCCACGCAATACCGGACCCGCCCGCGCCCAACCCACCGGAAACACCCTCCGCATGGCCTAGCCCATCCGTTGAACCGAGCGCCCCGTCTGCCCGATTAAACCCATCGGACGCGAGAGGCGTCGGCAGCCACAGGGACGACGGGACACGGATATAGTTGATCACATACGCCGTGTCGTACTGGATTGCGGCGGTGGGATAGACCGGGTCCGACGCACTTACGTTCGCAACGTACATCAGTGTCGGCACTGTATACGCGTCGCCCCACAAGAAGAAAAACGAGCCCGCCGCCCGCAATGCGGCGAGCGTGGTATACTCGGTGGAATCTTCCAATACCCCGCACCGGCGCGTGACGGTATCGAGCGCGTATAACGTCTTGTCCGCGGCAAGCGACGATCTTTGAAGGAAGAACCCCGCGTCCTTGGGCAAGGTCAACCCATCGGACCCAAACCCTATCCGGAAGGAGCAGTTGTCCGCTCCAGGCGTCGTGAACTGCGAGCAGATCATCCGCCCGGGGACGCGGGGAACCGCAACGGGGATAGAATAGATCGGATCGTTTGCCGCCGTATATCCGCCGAACTGGAGCTCACCGCCGGATATCGACAGCAGATTGGCCGTGTCTGCCACGTAGCGCGTGCCCGGCCCGGGATCACAGTTCGTGCCGTTGACGGAACCGGCGGAAAGAGCGGTCGTGAATTCGTCGCGGAGCACATAGCTCAAACCTGAACTTGTCCTCATGATCATTCGCCCGTGAGCGGGCCGGATCGTTTTGCCGTGCATATTGCGGATCATGGACACGCGGTCACCCTCCTTACAGCGTCCACAAACATTCTAACGGTCCGGTTCCTGAACTTGCTTGCGCGTAACCGAATATCGCCCCGGCATCTCCGACGAAATCAAACGCGGTCGGGTCCGTCAGGGTGATATACGCGGTCCCCGCCGCCGTGTCCGAGAGTTTGAACGCGACGCCGGTACGGTCCCTGATCACCACGGCCTTGCACGAGATACCGGCGGGGACCGGAATCGCCGTCCACGTCCCTGTTGCAATCGTGATCTCGGAAATTTTGATTCCTTGGCACGCGACGATAGGTTTATCGTTTCCGTCCGTTAAAAAGGGCTTTTGAGCCATTCCTGAAATCTCCCTTTAAAGGAGTGAAGGGCTTTCGCCTACTTCCCCGTCCCGCTCACGTTCGCATCCTTGACGATCCGCCCGGCGACAGCTACCATGACTGCAATCAGCAAATCTCTCCACCTGGGGGACTCACCGGATTGGAGCATCGGAAGGATCGCAATCACAGCGGCACTCACGTAGCCGATCAAGCTGGTTCGCCAGCTAGCCCCGAAGATTGCATTCATTTCATCATCCCCTTTTTGGCCAAGTCGATCCCCCGGCACAGTCCGTCAATGGCCTGAAGCGTCCCTTCGCACGTCTCGCTGAGCTCGTCTTGCACTTCGAGCAGACCGACGAGGTTGTTAAGCGTTAGAACCACTATTGCCGCGTCGGTACTGTTCGCGCGTTTCCAGACGATTCCGATCAATTCCTGGAATTCTCGCTGTATCGCGGCCGGATCGGTCACGTCGGTCCTCAACGCGCACACCGCCTCAAGGACCGGCCGCGCATCGGGCACCAATCGGTAAGCGGCATAGCCCGCGTCCATCGCCACGGTATCCAAGAGCCGCGTCTGCGTTTCGGTAAGCGCCGTGCATCCGGCAACGACGCACAGCGCCGTCATCAAAACAATCGTCATCACGATCCATTTTTTCATCGCTTACTCTCCTCATTTCAGCCAGTGTGCAGCCAGCGCATCGAATATCGGCCGGCCGATCACGGCGACCACCGTGAGACCTCCGCCAATCCAGGCAATCCGCGTTTCGAGCCGTGAAATTTTCGAGTTGAGCAAATCCAATTTGTCGAACATCGTCTCCGTCGTTTTCGCCTGGTCGGCCACGTGCGCGTGGAACCTGTCATCGAGGCGCCTCTCGAATTGAGCATGGGAAGGACATACACTCAAACCTCTAGTTTGTGGCGCCATTGCTCCACCTCCACAGATTTGAACGCACGATCTATCCGATGCCGTTTCCCCTGTTTCCCAACCGTCAAGCTGCCGATTATCGTCACAGCCTGTCACTCCTGTCGGTAGGGGGTGATCGGTCAGGTCCGGTCGGACATTACCGGTGTCCGGCCGGACCGCTCTCCAGCCTTAAAAGACGAATAGCCTCAGCTGCGGCCTGCAATACGGCGGCGGTCATGGATTCACACCTTCCGAACTGACGGAAACCACCGTGAATTCACGGTCGGTCGCTACCTCAACGCGATACTTGGCCAGAACCCGGGCATCCTCAATCGATTCGGCGCGGATCGTCAGCCTGTCCTTCCACCCGTCCCGGGCGTGCCGGTATTCCACCAGGTAATCGCGCACAACTCGAAACTCCCTCAAAACGGGGCATAGTCAGGTATAGGAAGCCCCATGATCGTCGCTTGTAGGGCAAATTAGAAGGGTGAAAGTTTGGTGAACATATCAAAGGCGCACCACTGGAGCCCGAACGGGGCCTCAACGACGCCAAACAGACCACAGACGACCCGGACCGCAACGCACGGGGCGCGCCCATCACGACCGTTCCGGAATACAAAAAGCCCCGTCAGGAGAGAACGGGGCATCGTCTTCTTTGAGGCTCCAAACCGTTACGGGGCGCTGTTTTGCGGTCCACGGCCGCCTGGAGCATGCTTTGCGCCCTCATGATACCTTTCACGTTCGCTTGATGCTACTACCCCACCGTGAAATGCCACTAGAAACAATGCAAGTAGGTATTTTCAGCAATTAACATGCTGTTTTTATTGCAATTGTGCGCTTTGACCCCAAAATTTCAACGCTAATTTTATTCAAATACTTGACATCACTATATAAAAAAACTTCATTATTCGACGAACCCTGTCATGGCTGGAGAACCTACAGTGAGAGGCTGACGCCCATGGATAGGGAAAAAGCTCTTGCGTGGGCTGAGCAGTACCTGACCACCGAGGAGATTGAGGCGGAATTCGCGGGGGAGATCCAAGACGCATAAGCGTCACCGGTCTGGCCTACATGCACAAGTCCCCCGTCACGATTTGGCGGGGGACTTTTTTTTCTTATATACTCTTTTGATTCTGTTGAGTTTTTTCAATCGATTGCGTATTTCTCCGACGGAAAGTTTTTTTGGCAAAGCTCCACTCATCCATTTATCGATCTGTTTTTTGCTTGAAATCAAGCGGCCTTCTATTTTCCAGGCAGGAAACCCATGCCGTCTATAACGGTCCAGGCACCACGATGAAAACCCCGTATAGGCCGTGATTTCCTTAATCCCGTCCAGCCAGTCGTCATTGCGTTTGATGTTTGCTGTGATTACGGATCGTCTTTTGGTATGATGCCGCGGCTCCGGGCGTTTTCTTGCAGGTCTATCACGAGTCTCTTGACAATACTTTTTAATTTCCTCTCTGAGTATCCCAAAATCGAAGCGAAATTTTTCCATTCCTCAAGCTCCATGGTACAATAATTCCAGAGTAACGGCTGCTGCCACTCGGGCAACGAAAGAAAACACCACCCCATTTCATCGACGTCGTTTCCTGCCGATCCATGAAACCTTGGAACGCTGATCCCGGCGAAGTCAGGCCGCGTCAACCGCGCCAGGATACCGGGTTTGTACCCGTTGCACGATCGACGCGCAATCCATGCAAACAGCAAAGCCCAAGTTTTCGGATCGATGTAATGCGCCATCACAGTTCCTCGATTTCGATTTCCCATCGTGCCGGGGATCCGTAATACTTCCCCGTAAAAGACGAGTATTCCACGATTTGCTTGTCGTCTTTCCAGAAGATACCCGTCGCGCAATCCTTGAAGTGCTTAATGAGGTTGTCGAGATCCGGCCTCCCGGTCGGTCTGATGTCCTGGCAGAGCGCCATGGCTTTCCATTTTTTCGATTTAGATTCGGGGATCGGGAGGAACGCTTTGACGCCGAGACGAAGCGGTCCTTCAAGAGGAACTGCCGGCCGATGCTCATAGAGCAGAACAATCAAACGATCTTCTTCCTGTTTCTGAGAAGGCGATTTGAAGGTGAAGGCGCGACCGTGACGAGCGCAGGACCGAGCACGCTGCTGGGCTTTGGGCGGAATGACGACCTCGAAAACCAATCGGCGACACTCTTTCATTCCATTTTCTCCTCTTGCAAACCGAGCTCGATATGCGCTGCCTCTTCTTCGCGGCGCCTGAGCAATCCTTTCACCGACGGCCACAATCGTTTCATGGAACGAATGCGGTCCGGGATTTCGTTCCACGATCCACAGGAAACGAACTCTTGAATCTCACGCATTTCGCGTCTTCTGTCTCCGGACATTGAGGTGCCGCGGTTGAACACCAGGGAGAGAAGCGCTTCTTTGACGCACTGAGGAGCAATCTCGATTCCAGGGAATGCACTTTGCGTCAATCTCCAATAGCGTTGCACGGTGTGCACCTGGAATTGCACGACGGCCGTATCGAACGGGATCTCGATGTGCTTGACCGATTCAAGTGCTTTTGCCGCCGCAAACCGCTTGAGACCGCACGTTGCTTTCAGGGCCCGGGAATTCTCTTCTTTAAGGTACGCCGTCCATTCCATTTCGAACGCATCTGGCGAGTTCTGCCCGCAGTCCCATCCGATCCCGATGGTGATTCCGCTCATGGTGTTGTGCGGATCGGGAACGACCGGGAAACGACAATACTTGTCGTAGTATTTTCGTCCGCCTCCAACCTCACCGTTCAGAATCAACTGGAGTCCCTTGTCCGAGAGTTTGAAATCAGCCATAGTCTATGCCTCCCTTTCGGCCATTGTTTCAGCGAGAAACATGTATTCGTATTCCTTGAAGGGAACCGTTTGTGCGCAAACGGACACCGTTCTTTCGCGCAACAGCGCCTCAAGCAGCACGAGATAGTTGACGGCATCCCCGATTTTTTCATCGATCATACCTTCCGGGACGGACTTTTCGTTTTCCACGGCATCCACGATATCGAGGACGGACACCAGGTGTTTGCTCCACATTCCCAGCAACGCCCGGACGCTGGAGCACCCCAATACGGCAGCCGCGCGTCTGAAATTGTGAAGCCGATCGGCATCGGAGGCGTACTCGTCGGCTTTCGCCGCCAAGGTGAACCGCATCTTGCGAATGCGCTCTTCAAGAATTTTCTGAAACGTTTCGTTTTTCATCGTCGTGTTGCTCCTTTCATTTTGCGGTCGATGAGCTCCTGCCAGTACCGCATTCCGGTTTCGATGTTCTTGAGGGACCGGTCGCGGACCGCATTGTCTTGCGATGCTGAACCGATGCGGAACTGTTCCGCGACCGCTTCTTCGGTTCTGCGGATCATCGGATCCGTTGCAAGCCAGAGTTTGATAAAATCCCTGGCATCTACATCGCCAACATCATTGAATGAGGTTGCTATAGTTTCATGAGCCTGTTCCACAAATGATGCCGCCAACCTCTCAAACCCTTGTCCCAATTGCTTTCGTGCCATTTCCATCGGGTCCATTGGTCACCTCGTCGCGCTACGGCAAACTACAGTTCGTCTACAGTATTCACTAGTAATTTTTTCTATATATTTTATATATTTACTACAGCAACTACAGCAACTACAGTCGCGTGCGCACGTAAGAAAAAAATAATGATGTACGTGCAGTGCACATTTTTTCGTAACTTTTGTCGTGAAAATATTTCTGGCGATTTTCATGCTGTAGTTTCTATTGCATCTGTAGTGAGGCCGCTCTGGAAACCATTCTACGATTTTTCTTGCTGTAGTTTTGCTATAGCAAGAAACCCATTCGCCACTACAGATGAACATTTTGCGATTCATCAATTGTCCCAATCAAACGTTTGTCCCATAATGTTTTCAAAGTGTTTTCTGCACTCATCGAGGGGATCAAAGATGAGGGTTACGGCTCTACACCAATTTCCGTTCACTTCCATGTTGCGTTGCACTCGATGAATTCGCGGACACACCTCCCTCAATTCTTTGCCGAAAACCGAATCTGGCGCAGGATGACGGTTTCCGATTCGATTGGCGAACTGAATATACTCCTCGTAGAACCTGGAGCTGAGAATCACCGTCTCCCACTCCGACACGCCATCAACCGGAGTTCCGGCGCGCAACCGCTCGAACCAGAATTTGTGACTGGTCTTCATTGTCCGCATTTTCTGATCTATGAGCGCGGCGGTTTTCGGGAATTCCTTCAGGTTGCATCCAGAGATGTCGAGATTGAGCAGGTCGTGGAGCATCGCCTCACGACCTCCCGAATCCATCTGATCGAAGATGCGCTTGAAATACTGGTGGTCCTGCATGTGCGCATCGTTGACGTCGAGCACGCAGAACCTGCGCTCCTCCATCCCGGCCGGAACAACCCAGTCATTGTTGGAAGCTATGACGAGCCGAAGATGAGACTGAACCATGAACGCGTCCTTGCCTTTCGGTTCGACCGTCAGGTATTTTTCGGTGACCAGTCCCTTGAGAACACCTTCCGCGGCCTTGTCCCCCGCCCAAATGCCTTCGTCGCAGAACACGAGAAGCGCGTCTTTGAGATGATTGTTGAACCGGCCGACGAGCTGATTCGAATTCGTGACATGCAGGTAGTGCGTTCCGAGAATCTGGCCGATCTGACCGACAAAACATCCCTTTCCGGTGCCCTGCTTGCCTCGAAGCACAAGGGCGACTCCCGGACGTTCGCCTCCCGGAGACTGGAACAGGTGAGCCATCCACGCGACTAGGTAATTGAAAATCTCCTGGTCGTGACCGGCTATGACCGAAAAAATGTGGTCTTTAAACGCGGACCAATCCCCTTCTTTCGGCTGGACGGTGAATCCTCGATACAGGTTGTAGTAACCGTTGTTCTCGCGGCCGGGGGTGAAAACGATTCCCTGATACTGCCTGCGTTGAGGCGACTCGAACCACAAATTGCCGATGCTCGTTGTTTTGGTGCGACCGTTTTCGGTGATGACTGGATAGCGTTCATTGGCATGAAAGGATTTGAAATCGAAGATGGACGAAAATGCGATGTCTTTTCGGTTGAAGGTGGGATCCTCGAATTCCTTCATGACGGCGCATTTCCCGCCGACCATGATGACCGCATGGGACTCGTTGATTTGGGCGATTCGCTCCTCTATGACGCCCCGTAAAGCAACGACGGCCCCGTCCGCTTCCATCTCCTTGCGGAATCTTTCAAGGTCGGCTCGGGCGTCCTCGTAACGCTTTGAGTCCCCGTTCTTGCAGGTTTCGACATGGGTTTCCAGGCGCGAAAGTTGTCGGGAAACCTCTGCGGCGACTTCCGTGTCCTCACGAGGACATTTCGACAGTCGGACCATGCGGTCGATGACTTCGGGATGTCCCTGCTTGAGAAGATCGTTTACGTCCTTGCATCCCGCCGGCGCGATGCTCCAGTCCACAATTCGCACCTTGCCGGGGAATGCCCGCAACGCCCGGCACGTAGCTTTGATCCCCGCCGGATCGTTGTCGAAGAAAAGGACCGGAGTCCCGCCGAGTTGACCGACGCTCTTCCATTGTGAGGCCGAATAGATCGATACGACCTCCAGGGAAAGCCCGGGGCATGCTGCATAGACGGATAGGGCGTCGATCACGGCCTCGGTCACGACGCAGTAATCCGAACCGGAGCCGAACCGAAAGAAGCCGTTTCGGGCATTGGTGCCCTTGGCAAACTTTTTGGGAGCCCCGTCAATGGGAACGAACTGGATCCCGAGCAGTTTCTTCTTTGCGGCATCCGTTACCGGGAAGGCTATCGCCTTGCGTTTCGCATCGAATCCGAGCATTCCCTGCTTTTGAAGGGACGCCGAAAATTCTTTGGGCAATGCCCGACGCGACCAGTAAAGGGCGGCGTCCTCCGGCATCGGTGCCGCAATTAGGCTTTTCCATCGCTCAACGTGGCTTACCGTCCCGGACGCATCTTTGACCGTCCCGGATGCCGATCGTGCCTTGTGGGCCATCCTGCGCGTTCCTGGAACATTTCCGTCGGATATGCCCAACTCGGAGCACAGCGCAGCGATGGCTGCTTTCTTCCCGAGTCCCGTTCCGGCCTCGTAAAGATCGATTGCGTCCCAGGATTTTCCCTCGGCGTGGCAGTGGGCTTTCTCCATACTGACTTGGCAGGAAGGGTCCGAATCGCCGTGAAAGGGACACACGGAATTGCCGTGTTCTCGAAAGTGGTCCGGGAAAAAGCGTCTGAACAATTCCCGGCAATCGGCGCGAGATTTGATTTCGGCAATCCGATCCGTTTTCATCTGTTGCTCAGAGCCTCCCGAGCGCGTTTTTGCGCCCATCCCTTTTTGCTGCCGACGCTTACCTTGCGCGAATAGCATGCCCTGCAGGTGTGCGTGTAAAGGACGACCCCAATCTTGTACGGTCTGAATTTTTTCCCGCATTCGCACATCCCGACGGGCCGTTTGGGCGCCGGATGGGTTTTCCGATATTCACGCATGCGTTCGTTGTTCACGGTATTCAGGCATGCCTTGCAGCGCGATGCGTTGCAGTCGTAAAAATCTTTCCGCAGTTTGGAACAGCCGCACACCTTACCGGTCCACGGATCGTTTGGCCTGAGTTGCGAAAAACTTTTCGGTTTCTTTGGTTGCGGGGTCGTGTCCAGAGGAGGCTTGAGGGATTCGCTTATTTCTTCCGTGGTTGCCTTTCGGCATGTCCACCCCATCCAATCGAGCCATGCAACATGATCCAGGCAATAATCGATATCGAGACGATTGGTTTGTTCGGGATTGTCGTATTTGGGGCATTCGAAACATTGATGCGGTCGGTGAATATGATTGAGGCGCTCAAGGACGCATCCGTTGAGGATGATTTTTTCGGTTTTCATCCGATGGGACATCAGACGCGCCGCCTTGATTCTGTTCATGATGGGTTCCATAATTACTTGCTTTATTTGAATTAATTTTTTTCGAGAGAAAAATTATTTCCTAATTTGATCGTTTTCGCCGTCCGAGAGAGCCTGTTCCCAATACTCGGGAGTGTCGCTTTCGATGAGGAGGTAAACGCGAATGGCTTTTTCGACCCATGCCGCAAACGACATATCTTTTCGGATGGCCGCCAGCATGGCCTTTTCGGCGATGGACGGCCGCAGGCTGACGGATTTGGGTTCCTTGTTCTCGCTGAGATATTTCATAGTGTCCTTTCGTATTGGCTGGAGGAAGAGAGCCCGGTCTTTCGCGCCGGGCGTGCGACCGTCTGTTGTTGACCCGGAACGGCACCGGGGTGACCTTATGAATTGCTTGGAGGATCCGGAAGAAGATCTTCCAGCGGGATTTGCATTTCCCGCGCATATGCGGCTGCTGCACGCAGCGACATTTTCCCACCGCGCATATGGCGCCAAAGAGTGGATGGATGTATCCCAAGCCTCTCCGCGAGGGCGGTTTGGGTTATCTTTCGAGCTTTGATGTGATCTTTGAGATTTTTCATAACACTGCCATTATTGCATGGATGCAATCCGAGAAACAGGAAAAAATGCACCGATGCAATGTGATTTGTGGCAGGATTGCGGCATACAACAAGGGTTCATGGGAAATTCGCGATTTCATTTTGGAAATTAGAGAGGAAGCGGTATTATGAAAAATAGCAAACGCCATAAAGCGGATGTAACGACCGAGGCATTTTTGGATTATCTTGCGGATCTCTGTAACGACTTGGCAAAATCCGGAGAGAGTAATGAACAAATTGCCGCTCGCGCAAAAGTTGACACGACAACGGTGTGGCGTTGGCGACAGAAGGCCACAATGCCCCAATTGGACAAAATGATCGCTGCGATCGAACTCTTGGGAGGCGACATAATGATTCCGGCTCAACGTTCAGGCGGTTCGGAATTGGCTATCATTATTACGGAATTGCAGGCGGACGAAGAATTGAAAGCAGCTCTGGTCGCGGTTCTGCAAGCCGGGCCGGAAGTACGGAAAAAATTCCTCGATGATGCTAAGTTTCTCGGTTCTCTCAGCAAGCCCGCTTAATTCCTCAGATTCATCCAAATTTTCCCCAAGTTATTGAATTCAGTTGCGATAAAATTTTGCACGCATGCAATATTATGATTGCATGGCTGCAATAAATGCACTATGATTATCCCAGAGTCGGACAACGCCGCTTCGTTCCGCTGTCCCCCACCCTTCGCAGGAGGGTACGGCATTAAGGACCGAAGTGGACATTTGAAAATCATCAACCCCAGTAGGGCGGGCCTTCGGGCTTAAAGAGCGTCCAGGGAAACCCGGAAAATTTACCCGAGTTGAACAGTTAACCCACAACATCCCACCTCCGTCCCATCAAGGGAGGGAACCATGCTATGCGAACGTTGCAATACCCCGTTTCGCCCGGAAATTCTGGTGACGAACCATCGGATCGTATCGGTCCAAGTTTGTCCCAACTGTCGAACAGTCAACGACAAAACCCACAAGAGACATCAGACCATCGGGAACGATGCCCCGTTTGCGGTCGTGATTACGACGGACGATCCGCGCCGCTGCGTTGTGCTGGATGCGGAGCCTGCCTCCGGTGCGTTTGACCGCGGACGCGGAGAGGAGGCGGCGGCATGAGCGCGACAACCTACTACCTCGTCGTTCTTGCCGGTGGAGCGGTTTGGTTCCTAGTCGCCTTCCTAGTCGGGAAAGTGATCGGTAAGTGGCTTGCGAACCGAGAGAACCAACTCGATATCGAAGCGGCGCTCCATAGAGAGGAGACATGGAAATGAAATGCCCCGTGGATTCTTGTCACTTTCACCTGTTCCGCGAATGGGAAGCGGAGAACCCGCGATCCCGGAACTTCACCGGAGTGTACCGCTGCCCGAAACACGGCGTAATGCGCGTGTCGGGCCGCATCGGCAAAACCGACGATTCAAAGATGATCGTCCACTGGCATGCCGCATGCCCGGAGCATGGGACCGACACGGTTGTGACGGACCGGCTCCACCAGATCCATACGTGCATGGTGTGCCACCGGAGCATGGTGCTGAACGAAAACGGCAAGTGGATCGAACGGGACGCGCTTCCCTACCGGGACCGTGAAACGGAGCGTGCTCCGCGCAATGCGGCCGCCCGGGCGTGAACATGGGAGAGTCGCGGTACTGGAAGCTCTACGAGTTGATGGAGACGTACCGCAGGCGACTGTCGATGATCCGGGATCTGATCCGATCCGAACGCGCAAGATCGGACATCCTGGAGGAAATTCTCACCATCCTTGAAGGGAAAAGGGACTGACATGGCCGCATGCCGATGCACGAGAACAACGAAAGGAAGAGCGGTACTCGGCCGAACGATACGGATTTTGTACCGCTGCCTGGATTGCGGGAAAACGCATTCCCGCAAAGGAAACGATTACAAACCGGCAAGAAAGGATTGAGGAACATGACGAAACCCGAAAACGGCTCACCAGCGGAACGGGAGCCGATGCGAATCATCGAATTCCGGGCGGAGGCGGTCAAGCGGCTGAAGGCCGTGACGATCCGGCCGGACCCCGAGGAGCCGATCGTTCAACTGACGGGGAAAAACCGCCAAGGGAAGACTTCGGTTATCGACGGAATCTGTTGGGCGCTCTTCGGCAAAAGCAACATCCCGTCACGACCCATCCGTGATGGGGAGACATCGGCGCTCATCAAAGCGGACCTGGGAGAATACACGATCACCAGGAAGTTCACGGAGCGCGGCGAGTACCTTGAAATCCGGACCAAAGACGGCGCCGTGCTGTCATCTCCGCAGGTATGGCTCAACTCTCATTTGGGAACACGGGCCGAGAATCCGCTGAAGTTCATGGCCCTCTCGCCATCCGATCAGGTCAAAGCCCTCCAGGAACTTGTCAGGATCACCCTAGATCTGGATGAATTCAACCGGATCACCGGGCTCCCCACAAAAGGGCTCGATGCGGCGGACCCCGTGACGGTGCTGGATAAGGCGTACTCCTATTTTTACGGGCAGAGGACCGACGAGAACAAGGAGGTTGCGCGTCTCAAGGGCGTTGTGGAGACGGTTCGGTCCGACATCCCGAAAGGTATGGAATCGACGCTTGCCGTCAGCGTTCAGGAACTGTTCGCCGAACGGAAAAGCCTTGAGGCAAAACAGTACGCCAATGACCGCATGCGCGAAAAAATGGCCGAATACGAGCGTGGCATTCAGGGCCACAAGGACCGGATTGCGGCCGCCGAGCGCGAAGTGAACGAACTGGAGCGCAAACTCCTCGAGGCGAAAAAGCACGTTCAGGCATTGCAAACAGCCTTGGGCGCCATCGTCCAGGACCAGTATGCCCCGTTAAAGGAAGAGGTCGCCTCTCTTGTGGACCCCGATTTCACGGACATCGATTCTCGGATTGCCGCTGCGGATGAAACGAACCGAGTGGCCGCGAAAGTCTCGGATCTCAAGAAGGCCGAGACGGATTTTGCCGAGGCGCAACACCGCTCCGACGTGCTGACCGGCAAACTGAACAAACTCAAGGATTACAAAACGTCTTTGATCGCTTCCGCTGGGTTGCCGGTTCCGGGACTTGGCTTTGAGGGCGGCGAAGTCACGTACAACGGCAAGCCGCTGTCCCAAGCGTCAACGGCTGAGCAAATCGAGATTTCATGCGCGATTTGCATGGCCAACCACCCTGATATCAGGATTTTACTGGTCGATAGGGGTTGGAGCGATTTGGACGGCGACAGCAAGCAGGCGCTTCGTAAATGGGCCGAGACGGCCAAGGCTCAGATATGGGTGACGAAAGTCGCGGACGATGCGGAGGCAACCGGCTTTCATATCATCGACGGGGAACTTGCGGCGGTGAACGGCAAACCGTATGTGCCCGAACCGGAGGCTGAACGCTCCGACGCCGCGCCGCCACAGGACGGTGAACCCATGCAGATGCCCGCGTTCATGGCCGATGTTCCAAAACCGAAACGTTTGGGCAAGGGAGGGAAAAACGCATGAGAGAAACGGTACTCGACATTGAAATCATCCCGGACCCGAAGGCGGGTCCATTCATCCCGGAACGCGGTCCGAGGGACAGGACCGACCCGTGGGAGAAACTGATCTTCGACTCGAATTTCAACCAGGTCTGCGTGGTGGGTTTCTACGACGGGAAAGAGGCGGCAAGCGTCGGGATCGATGACCGCACGGAAAAGGAACTGCTCGAATCGGTGTGGGAGTTCATCAAGGATTACGACCGGATCATCACGTTCAACGGAATGAGTTTTGATATTCCGTTTTTGTACAAGCGGTCGTGGTTTCACGGCGTGCGCCCGACGAAAGCCGTTTCGATGCGAAAATACGACGTGACGAATCACGTGGACGTTCGAGCGGTCCTATCCAATTGGGACAGTTACGCGCGTGGAAACCTGGATTTGTACGGCGCATTGAAACTCGGCGCCCGCAAGACGGAGGGGATCACGGGCGCGGACGTTGCGCGGTTGTGGGAGTCCGGCCAGTACGAAGTCGTTCATTCCTACTGTGGTCAGGACTGCAAGCTGACGTGGGAATTGTACCAGTCCCTCAAAGGATACTACTTGCCTGCGGACCCGCAGGGAAACGAAGCGTTGCCCTTCTAGGGCGCGATGGAAAGGAAAACGAAATGGCTCTAATGGCAAGAGAAACAGGCGGAGGCGGGTTCGATCCGGTGCCCGAAGGGGTTCACCACGCGGTGTGCTACGGGGTCTATGACCTGGGCACGCACATCAATGAAATGTTCGGGAAGGCAGAGCGGAAGGTGCTGGTCTGCTGGGAAATCCCGGAGGAACGGATCGAACTCAAAGGCAAGGACGGCAAGGTTCGGAATCTGCCGCGCTGCGTCAGCAAGAAGTACACGCTGAGTTTGGGCAAGAAGGCAACCCTGCGAAAAGACCTCGAATCGTGGCGCAACAAGGCGTTCACGCCAGACGAGCTGGGCGGGTTCGACCTGGAAAAGCTCCTGCGGGTCAACTGCATGATCCAGATTGTGCACCAGGCAAAAGACGAGCGCACGTACGCGAACGTGAACGCGGTCATGCCGCTCTACAAGGGCGTTGCCAAGAAAGAACCGGAAAATGCGGTGAAGTTTTTTTCCTTCGAGGATGAGGACGGCGGGGACATCCCGGAGGACACGCCGGATTGGATCGTGAAACTGATCCAGGATTCGAGCGAATGGGCGCGTCGGTTCAAGAAGCCTTCGGGCGGGAACGGTCAGGCGGACGGAGTGCCGGACATGCCGGATTTCATGAAGGACGGGAAGTCCGGTGCAATGCCGCCGGCCGAGGACGATGTTCCTTTCTAGGTAGTGCGTGATGCCCCGGTGATCGTGCCGGGGCACTCACCTTCCTTTAAGTGGAGACCGGGACGTGCACATGGTGAATCAAACGAACATCACGGTTACGGGACGCATCGAATCGCTGTCGAAACCGTACAACGGATCGTGGCGTTTCGGAACGGTGAAACCGGAACGCGAGGCGGCAATCACGATTTGCGGGAATCTGCCGGACGGCCTTGAAACGGGGGATTACGCGACGTTTAAGGGCACGATGGGCGAGTACAAGGGCAAGCCGCAACTGCGGGTGAACAGCGCGGTCCGTGAAATGCCAAGGGATGAGGCCGGAATACTGGAGTACCTGGACCGGCATTTCCCTTTCGTCGGGCCGGTGATTGCACGGGCACTCCATGCGCGGTTCGGAAACCGGATCTTCGATGTGATGGAAAACGACCATGCGGAACTCGCCGGGGTGCGCGGCATCACTTTACGGAGGGCCGAGGAAATCCACCGGGAATACCTTGGCATCAAGGGAGACGTCGAGGCGGACGTGTGGTTTGCAACGATGGGAATCAGCCTGTCTTGCAGACAGAGACTGCTCGATGAGTACAAAACGAAGGATGCGGCGATAGCAATGATTCGCTCGAACCCGTACAGGCTGGCTGACGAGGTATGGGGGATAGGGTTCAAGAAGGCGGATGTTATCGCTCTCAACATGGGTATCGCCATGGATGCGCGCAACCGGATCGCCGCAGGGATTGTCTGGACGTTGCAGGACGCGGCGACCGGCAAGGGCCATTGCTGCCTGCCGAGAACCGACCTGATTCGCGCGGCATCCGAAGTGCTTGGGTCCGGGAAGGATAAAACGGCATCGGTTCTCGATTGGATGCTTGAGCGTGAAACGGTGTCGGTTTTCCGGGACTGCATCTACCTGCCGTCCTTTCTTGAGGCCGAACGCAGCGTAGCGAGCAAACTGCGCCGGTTGGTGATCATGCCGCATGAAATCATGCTGCACGAACTGAGCGAGTCGGATCTTGGCGAGATGGACGCGGACCAAAGACGCGGGCTGGAACTGGCGTTGTCCTCGAAGGTCGCGGTGATAACCGGCGGTCCTGGGGTGGGGAAAACGTACCTGATCAGACAAATCATCCGGGCTTTGGGCACCGACCGAAAGGTGGAGCTTGCGGCACCAACCGGCAAGGCCGCAAAGCGCATGTTCGAGGCAACCGGCCTCGAGGCGCGAACGATTCATCGATTGCTCGAATACTCGCCTTCGGGCGGCGGTTTCCTGCGCGATGAGGCGAACCCGCTGGATGCGGATACGGTGATTGTCGATGAGACTTCGATGATCGACGTCATGCTGATGGACTCCTTGTTGAAGGCGATTCCGCTGCAAAGTCAGATCATTTTCGTGGGCGACGCGGACCAGCTCCCGAGCGTGGGGCCGGGAAGGGTGTTCGCGGACATGATCGATTCGGAAACGTTGCCCGTTGCGCGGTTGCAAACGTTGCACCGCCAGGCGGAAAAATCGTTGATTCACGTCAACGCGCAACGCATCAACCGCGGTGAGAAACTTCGGGGCGTGACGGCACACTCCGGGGATCTGCGGTTCGTTGAAGCGGGGGACCCGCAACAAGTGCAGGATTACATCGTCCAGGCATGCCGCGTGGTGCCGCAGCGATGGGGAATGCGGCCGGATGATTTCCAGGTGCTTTGCCCTCAAAAAAGAGGATTGGTCGGGACGCAGACATTGAACGAATTGTTGCGTCCCGTGTTGAATCCCAATGGCGAAAAGATCGCTGGGACTTTCTTCTTTACCGGGGACCGCGTGATCCAGACGAAAAACGATTACGAGCTGGACGTGTTCAATGGGGATATCGGAACGGTTGCGGGCCCTGCCGCAAAAGGGGATGGACTTGCGGTGACGTTCGAGGACCAGCGTGGAATGCGAATGGTGGAGTATCCTGCCGGCAGATTGGATGAACTGGCGCCTGCTTATGCCTTGACGGTGCACAAGAGCCAGGGGAGCGAATTTCCGGTGGTGATCATGCCGGTGCATTCGACCAATCACATCATGCTGAAACGGAACCTGTTGTACACGGCGATTACCAGGGCGAAACGGTACTGCATTCTGATTGGTACTCAGAAAGGGTTGAACACGGCAATACGCACCCTGGACGCCAACAAACGATACAGCAATCTGAGGGATTTTATCGAACACGGAGAGGAGTAACCCATGCAAATCACGATCAAAAACCGATACACCGACGCAATCATCTACACAACCAATGCTCCCGACCTGAAATCCGCAGTCGAGCAGGCAGTAAAAGAGGGCGTTAACCTGTCCGGGGCCGACCTGTACGAGGCCAACCTGTCCGGGGCCAACCTGTCCGGGTCCAACCTGTACTTGGCCTACCTGTCCGGGGCCAACCTGTCCGGGGCCAACCTGTCCGGGGCCGACCTGTCCGGGGCCGACCTGTCCAGGGCCGACCTGTCCAGGGCCAACCTGTCCGGGGCCAACCTGTCCGGGGCCGACCTGTCCAGGGCCTACCTGTCCGGGGCCGACCTGTACGAGGCCAACCTGTCCAGGGCCAACCTGTCCGGGGCCAACCTGTCCAGGGCCAACCTGTCCGGGGCCGACCTGTACGAGGCCAACCTGTCCGGGTCCAACCTGTACTTGGCCGACCTGTCCAGGGCCAACCTGTCCGGGGCCAACCTGTCCAGGGCCAACCTGTCCGGGGCCAACCTGTCCGGGGCCAACCTGTCCGGGGCCAACCTGTACTTGGCCAACCTGTCCGGGGCCAACCTGTCCGGGTCCAACCTGTCCGGGGCCGACCTGTCCGGGGCCGACCTGTCCAGGGCCTACCTGTTCGGGGCCAACCTGTCCGGGGCCGACCTGTCCGGGGCCAAAGGCATCAATAAGAATCTTTGCACTCCCTTGCAAATGCTATTCGATCAACCCGGCAAAATCCGTGCCTATAAGCTCGTTACATCGGCAAGCACTGGGCCGCATTATCCGTCAATAACCTACGAATGATTTTGTGTTCAGTGAGAGTAAGGCGCACCTTCGGATATGAGGTATTCAATGAACGAACTGATCATCGACCTGTTCGCCGGCGGCGGGGGAGCCTCTCAGGGAATCCGCATGGCGCTCGGACGGGACCCGGACGTCGCCGTCAACCATGACGCCGTGGCGGTGGCGATGCATGCGGCCAATCACCTGGGGGCATGGCACCTGCAGCAAGACGTTTGGGAAGTCCACCCCCGGTGGGCCACCCGGCGGCGACCGGTTGCCCTGCTGTGGGCGAGCCCGGACTGCACGCATTTTTCAAAGGCCAAGGGCGGTCCCCCGGTCCGGGACATCAAGCGCCGCTCCCTGGCATGGGTTGTGGAGCGATGGGCGCGGGAAGTGCGTCCCCGAGTCATTCTCCTCGAGAACGTCGAGGAGTTCCAGAATTGGGGACCCCTGAGCGGAGCCGGTGAGATCGTGCAAAGCCAAAAAGGTGATACATTCCGGGCTTTCACGCGCCGTCTCCGGCGTCTCGGCTACTCGGTCGAGTGGCGCGAGCGCCGGGCGTGCGACTACGGGGCTCCGACAATCCGCAAGAGGCTATTCCTGATCGCCCGGTGCGACGGCAACCCGATTGTCTGGCCTGAACCGACGCACGGGCCGGGACGGCTCCCTTACCGGACTGCGGCCGAAATCATCGACTGGAGCATCCCGTGTCCGTCCATCTTCGAGCGGAAACGGCCTCTCGCAGAAAACACGCTGCGCAGAATCGCCGAGGGTATCAGGCGATACGTGATCGAGGCGGCCGAGCCGTTCATTGTTCGATTCCGCGGGTCTCCAACCAGCGGGACATGCTCCATCAATGCCCCTTTGCCAACGATAACAGCCGGAGCATACATCAAACGTCCCGCAGGCGCCGGCCATGCCCTTGGTCTTTGCGTTCCTTATGTCCAAACCTACTACGGCCCCAAGCGCCCCGGCGATTTCCGTGGGATCCACATCAACGACTGTCTGAGAACTCAGAGCACCGAGAACCGCTTCGCTCTCGTGGCCGCCTTCCTCGCCAAGCACTACGGCGGAGTCGTCGGCCAGGATCTTCGTGGGCCGGTCGGGACCGTGACATCGATCGACCATCATTCCTTAGTTTCGGTGAACCTCATCCGGCATTTCGGCCATAGCGTCGGCCAGGAAGCGAATGCTCCGGCACCTACCACGACGGCCGGCGGCTCGGGCAAAACCGGGCTCGTGACTTCTCGCCTTGTCAAGCTCCGAGGAACCTGCAAGGCCGGTCAGCCCGTCTCGGAGCCAATGCCCACAATCACGAGCGGAGGCCTCCACATCGGAGAAGTCCGGGCCTTCCTCCTGAAATACTACGGGACCGACCAGGACCCCCAACTACGCGATCCCCTGCACACGCTGACGACAAAGCACCGATTCGGCGTCGTGACCATCAATATCCAGGGAGAGCCCTACATCATCACCGACATCGGCATGAGGATGTTGAGCCCTCGGGAACTCTTCCGGGCTCAAGGATTCCCGGACAGTTACAAGATCGACATTGAAGTCAACGGCAAAAGGATCACCAAAACCGACCAGGTGAGGATGGTCGGCAATTCGGTGTGTCCGCCCATCGCCGCGGAGCTCGTGCGGGCGAACCTGGAAAGCGAGGAACAGATCGAACACACAAAGGAGCAAATCATGAACGGTGTTGAACTTATTGCACAGGAACGGAAACGGCATGAGGAAGAGGGTTGGACCGCCGAGCACGATGACCAGCACACCGAAGGGGAACTGGCTCAAGCTGCCGCCTGTTACTGCCTGCCTGATTTATCCGTGGAGATGAGTGAGCCCGTACAACTCAACTCGTCTCGTGGAGTCGCTGATTGCTACCTCTACGACTACGGCCCTCCGCCAGAGCTAGCACCAGGGCAGATAAGATGGCCGTGGGACACCAAATGGTACAAGCGCACGCCGGAAGATCGCGTGCGTGAGTTGGTAAAAGCGGGATCCCTGATCGCCGCCGAGATCGATAGGTTGCAGCGACGGCAGGAGGTGCAGGAATGAGTAATCGAATAGGATGGTGTGACACAACCTGGAATCCCGTGACCGGCTGCACTCCCATCAGCGAAGCATGTGACCATTGCTATGCTCGGAGTATGTCTCAACGTCTCAAGGGCCGATTCGGGTATCCCGCAGACGATCCATTCAGGGTAACGTTGCACCCCGACAAGTTGGATGAACCCTTGAAGTGGAGGAAGCCCCGGCGCGTGTTCGTCGTGTCGATGGGGGATCTGTTCCATGAGGATGTTCGCTTCAACTTCATTGCTGCTGTATTTGGCGTGATGGCCGCCTGTCCTCAGCACACATTCTTATTGCTGACCAAACGCCCCGAACGTGTTTTGGAATGGTTTTCATGGGACCAGAAACGACAAGAGCAAGGGAAGAGTATGTTCCCGAATGACGATGATGAATGGCGCATACGGCAGATGCTCTGTGTCGAGGGTAGAAAGCACGGTGCAAATATCCCTCCTCATCATGGCGGAGAATGGCCCCTCCCCAATGTCTGGCTCGGCGTGACCGCCGAGAACCAGGACCGCCTTGAGGAACGGACTGGCATCCTGCTCCAGATCCCGTCAGCCAAAAGATTCGTCAGCCTGGAGCCGATGTTGGGACCGATGGAACTGCATCAGTACATTCCTCATTTTGAGGGATGCCGCTGTCCGGAATGCTACCACCGGGCCTTTAAATCCCAAGGTGAAAAAACAGCCTCCCGATTTAACAGCGGGAGAATTTAACAGGAGTGAATGATGGACGTGATCATAGTTCGGTTGGATTTAGAGGTGCAAGTCAGTCTTCCGGAGGGACCAATCCTGCATGATGGAGAGTTGGTTGCCGAGTG